ATTAACTGAAACCTCTAAAATGTTCTAGAGGTATAAGCACACTTTCAAAACACACTTTATGACACTCTCCACTGCATCTGAAACCTACAACGGTTGGGCAAACTACGAGACCTGGAATGTTGCACTGTGGTTGGGAAATGATGAGTCTATGTATAACATGACGCGCATATTTGCAGAGCATGGTTATAAGTCTCTCTCCCACATGTTAGTTGAAACATTCGGTGCAGTTACTCCGGATGGTGTATACTGGCAACATGCAGATCTAGATATCACTGCACTCAATGAGATGTTGTTGGAATTCTGACACTAACTGTGTGCCCTCTGGTTGACACTGGGGGGCATATGTGTTAGAATCACAGTGACACACAGTTATGCGCGATTAGGGGCGTTATGTGTCGGCGGGCGTCGCGTATATAAAAACGCCTAACTACCCTAACCTACAGAGGTGACAAAACGCGAGAGTGATTTCATGTTCATTCAAAAAATTTTTCATGTATAAAAAATGCCTGTGAGGTTCGCGTGAGTAAAAAAAATTTACCGTATTGGAATTTGCCCCGTGTAGTTTTCACTTATGTAACTGCGCGTATTTTTTATGATATATTGATATTAATATGGAGAGGACCTGGAAGATTTTTATTGTGTATTGTATTGGGGGCATTAATCGTGTCATTAATATAGATAATAAAAAGAATTGGAGGTGATTTAAAATAATGTATAATATTTACATTAGGGGCGAATGTGTATATCATAATCTACCTGAGAAGGAGTTTAAGAGTACATGGGACCAATTAAATGGTATGGTAGGTTTAATGAAGACAGAGTATAATGAGAAAGATTTATCTTATAGATACTCAGAGGTATACAAATTAGGGTTAACCGATTAATTGACAATGTCTACATAATAGATTAGAATTGAACTGAAAGGAATTTTAAACTTATGGCCAAAGGATTCACTGTAAAAGCAAAACCACCTGTAAAGAGTAAAGAAGCAGAGTGGGATATTGATGCAATTAAGGAAAGAATGCGTGGGAAGACAATTGTATTTTGTTTACCTGGTCGAGGGTGTTCATATATCTTTTTAAAGAATTTTGTACAACTGTGCTTTGATATGGTACAGAATGGTATGAGTATTCAGATCAGTCAAGATTACTCTTCTATGGTTAATTTTGCACGATGTAAGTGTTTAGGTGCGAATGTATTGCGTGGTCCGAATCAAGTACCATGGGATGGAAAGTTAAAGTATGACTATCAGTTATGGATTGATAGTGATATTGTGTTTAATAGTAATCAGTTTTGGCAATTATGTGATATGGCAATTACTGAGGATGGTATAGAGAATGAGATTGTAAGTGGATGGTATGCAACTGAAGATGGAAAGACAACAAGTGTTGCACATTGGTTAGAGGAGGAAGATTTCCGTCAGAATGGTGGGGTCATGAACCATGAAACTGTGGATTCTATTCAGAAGCGGCGTAAGCCATTCACTGTAGATTACACAGGTTTTGGATGGGTGCTCATTAAGAATGGAGTATTTGAGAATCTTGAGTATCCATGGTTTGCACCAAAGATGCAAGTATTTGAGTCTGGGAATGTGCAGGATATGTGTGGAGAGGATGTAAGTTTTTGTTTAGATGCTAAGGAGAAAGGGTTTGAAATTTTGTGTGATCCTCGTATTCGGGTAGGACATGAAAAAACTCGTATTATCTGATGTCTATTGTTTATGTGGCACTGTTGACCGTTTTACTCGTCTCGGGTATGATGGTCACAGGCAATAAAATGTCTATTACTACTAAACGGAGAGATTGAATTATGATGATGAAAGGCGGCAATTATGTGCCGGGAAAACCCAAAAAGACTCGTCAAGGACGTTCGCAAAATTCCTTACTGAGCGCAACTTCTCGTAATGGTAAACAAAAGCGTTATCGTGGACAAGGAAACAAATAATGATAGAGGACTTGCGGGTCCTCTTTTTTTGTATATAGATAAAGAAATATAAAGTTATAACTTATGGCATGTTTAATTGCTAATCTTCCTTCAATGGAAGTATGGGTTCGTAAAGAGTATCTGACTGATCATCAATCTGGGCATGGTGAATTTGTAAAGGGTGTTTGGGTATCAGTAAAGAGTATACCTGGACGTGCATTTTACTTTGAAACGTATTTACCTGAGTATGCTGCAATGTACGATAAATTGCCCATCAGCGCGTTTGTAAGCGACCCTGAGACGCCTAAACCTGATATGAGTCTACCTAACCTACAATTTTGGAATTGTATGGATTATGGGGTTGTATCAGTAGATAAGAAGTTTATTGGTAGTATGGACTTTGAGTGTTATACACGCGATCATGGTAATGTAAAGGGTACTTATATTTGTACTATTGATAACTATCATCATGATCCAGATTATGTTGATTATGCAACTAGTGAAAATCCTGCAGAACATAAGTCACATAATCTAATTGAACTTGAGAATGGTCAGTATGCATTATATCCAAACAATAGGTTGCGTATCTATGATAATAGTTTAACTCCTATTGATCCGAAGATGCCTGATTTCAAAGTATCAACTCAATATTATCAAGTTGAAAATGGAAATGATCGATTGAGTATGGGGCGTGAAGATGAATATTTTTGGAAAACAGCAAAGGAGCGTAAAGGAACTGTTAATGCTAATGGTTTTAGTGTAGATGAAGAAGTAATGGATATGTACAAATCTCAAGATAGACCGCTAGATACTCAATAAATAACTCAAAAGGGTATTATGAGTCATCCACAGCATCTTGACGGTTCCGTCGATAAGTCAAATTCTTTCATTCAAGATGGTATGACCTTGATTACGGAGGTCGAAAGTGAAAAATATTTGAAAAAAGCAAGAGAGCAGCATATCAGAGAAAAAAAAGTTCAAGAAATGCATGATCGTTGGTCATAATTATACAAATATCTCTAATAAATAATTCATAATTGCTGCATTAAAGTGCCTTTAGAGAGGGTTAGTAGGGGGTTTAAAGATATTAGTATGTCATTTCAGGCTAATCCCCTGTCAAATGACTTGATTGCCCTTAAAAATGAAAATGCAATTGCTCGTTCTGTAAGAAACATTATCTTTACCGTGCCTGGTGAGAAAATGTTTAACCCAGATTTTGGAACAAACATCAATGATTCTCTATTTGAATTGTTAGATGAAATCTCTGGAACAGTAATTAAAGATCGAATTACATATTCATTAGAAACATATGAGCAAAGAATTAGTCTTATTGATGTAATCGTTGTTCCTGACTTTGATAATAATGGATATGATGTTGAAATTTCATATCGTATAATCGGAGCAGATGTTGACCCACAACAAATAAGTTTTATTTTGCAACCAACTAGGTAAAAATGCCATTAACAAATTTTTCAAACCTAGATTTCGATCAGGTTAAACAATCACTTAGAGATTATCTTCAAGCAAACTCCAATTTTACGGATTATGACTTTGAGGGATCAAACCTGTCATCGATACTTGATGTTTTAGCATATAATACTTACATTACTTCGTACAATGCCAATATGGTGGCAAACGAAGTGTTTCTTGATAGTGCTACATTAAGAGAGAATGTAGTTTCTATCGCAAGAAATATTGGATATTTACCAAAATCAAGAAAATCTGCAAGAGCAACGGTCAGTTTTTTCGTAAATGTCTCTGGAACGACTCCTGCACCCGTATCTTTAACCCTTAGAAAGGGTCCAATTGCAACATCTCAAGGAAGTTTTGCAAATTCCTCGTTTATTTTCTCAATTATTGATGATATTACGGTTCCAGTAAGTAATGGAATTGCAATTTTCAGCAATATTCCAATTTACGAAGGTCCATTACTGTCTCAAACCTTCATTTATGATACCAGAGACTATAATCAGAGGTTTATTCTACCAAATTCAGGTGTTGATACTGATTTAATGAGTGTTTTTGTTAAAGATAGCGTAACTTCAACAGCATCAACACGTTATTCAAGGCAAGATAACCTTTTTGGTGCCGACAAATATGCAAAAACTTATTTTTTACAAGAAATTGAAGACGAGAGATATGAAATTTTGTTTGGAGATGGTATTTTTGGACAAAAACTTAATGAAGGTAATCATATCACAGTAAATTATATCAGATCAAATGGAGATAGTGCGAATGGGATCAATAGATTTACTTTTAATGGTAGAATTACATATCAGAGAAACGCAGTTGAATATAATGTATTAGAAGGTATTTCATTATTAACGACCGGAGTTTCTTCTTCAGGTGGAGAAAACATTGAAAGCGTAGAGTCAATTAAAAAGTTTGCTCCAAGGACATTTGCAACTCAAAATAGAGCAGTCACCTCTTCAGATTATGAAACTTTAATTCCATCAAAAATTTACACTGAAACTGAGTCTATTTCGGTTTTTGGTGGAGAAGAATTAGTTCCTCCACAATATGGAAAAGTTTTCATTAGCATAAAACCAAAATTTGGTGATTTTTTGCCAAATTTGATTAAAGAAAATATTAAAAAAGAACTTAAACGATATTCTGTAGCTGGAATTGTTACCGAAATTCTTGATTTGAAGTATTTGTATGTTGAAGTTGATTCAAAAGTATATTATAACTCAAATTTAACACCTTCATCACAACGTGTTTCCTCAATTGTTCAAAATAATGTGCAAAAATATGGAGAATCTACGGAATTGAACAGATATGGAGCAAGATTCAAGTATTCTAAGTTTCAAAAAATTATTGATGATAGTAATCAGGCAATCACATCTAATATAACTACTATTGGTATAAGAAGAGATTTAAGAGTAGTATTGAACACATTTGCAGAGTATTCTATTGGATTTGGGAACCAGTTTCATATTAAGAATATTGAAGGATTTAACATAAAATCATCTGGTTTTACTGTTAGTGGAATTCAAGAAACTTTATACTTAGGTGATATCCCAAATTTTGACAATCAAACTGGCGATTTATTCTTCTTTACTGTTCCATCAATAACTTCTCAGAATCCAACGATTATAAGAAGAAATGTTGGAACAATTGATTATGTAAATGGTATTGTGACTTTAAATCCTGTAAATATAACTTCCGGAAAAATACGTGACGGTCAACCAATTGTTGAAATTTCTGCAACACCAAAATCCAATGATGTTATTGGGTTGCAGGATTTATATTTGCAATTGGACATTGGAAATAGTATTTTTGATATGGTTGTTGATGATATTTCTTCTGGACTAGATTCCTCTGCTTCTACATACATATCCTCATCTAGTTATGCGAATGGTAATTTGGTTAGATCTGGCGGAAGGGTAGGTTCAACTGTCCTCTCCGAAGCACAGGCAAGAGCAGTTAATGTTAGTGGAACAAGTATTTACAGTACAGGAGTTTCTCCTGCTGCGAATACAGCATCCACACCCTCTACCACAACATCTTCAGCATCAACTTCATCATCTTCCTCTTCATCATCTTCTTCCTCCAGTTCTTCCAGTTCCTCTGGGGGCGGTGGCGGTTACAGCAGCGGATACTAATACTTAAATTAAAATGACAGAAAAAAGAGTTCAACTTTCTACAATTGTTAAGAGTCAAGTTCCTGATTATGTTAGGACTGATTTTCCTTTGATATCTGAATTTTTAAAAGAGTATTATAAGGGGCAGGAGTATCAAGGTGGTCCAATTGACTTAATTAATAATATTGATAGATATCTTAAGATTGATTCTTTTACAAATAGAATCTATTCTGCGACTCTCCTAAAGTCAATTAATTTAACAAATACTGTAATTGAAATTGGTGATACTTCAGGATTTCCAGATTCTTATGGGTTGATAAAAATTGACAATGAAATAATTACATATACAGGAAAAACTGAAAGTTCTTTTACTGGTTGTATTAGAGGATTTAGTGGGATTTCTGAACTCTCTAAAAATAATTCGCCAGATGAAGTTTTATTTGAATCAACACAAGCAGAAGTTCATAGAAATGGAGCTCAGGTATTAAATCTGAGTGTTTTATTCTTAGCAGAATTTTTGAATAAGAAGAAAAAAGAAATTGCTCTAGGTTTTGATGATAGAGAGTTCTATGCGGGATTGGATCAAAACACCTTTTTGAAGCAGATAAGAAGTTTTTATGCATCAAAAGGCACAGAAGATTCATTCAAAATTTTATTCAAAGCACTTTATGGAGTAAATGTTCAATTATTAAATCCTGCTGATTTACTTTTTAGACCCTCCGATGCTCAGTTTGATGTAGTAGAGAGTATAGTTGTAGAGCCAACATTAAATCAAGAAGAATTTGATAATATTCAGAATATTACCATTTTTCAAGATTTTCCTACAAAATCATACGCACCAATTACATATTCAGAAAGAATTCAAGGTAAAGATTCTAAAGTTTACTATAGGTTAGATATTGACTCTGGATATAATAAAGATATTACATTCAATGGTGCAATTTATGGAGATTTCAAAGTAACTCCTAAAACAAAATTAGTAAATCAAGTTTCTATTGGAGCAACATACCTTGATGTAGAATCTACAGTTGGTTTTGCAAATACGGGAAATATTTCTTTTACATATTCTGATGGCACATCGGGATCATTATATTATGGGTCTAAAACGATTAATCAATTTAGAGATACTGGATATATCTACAAAGAAATAAAGGAAGAACAAAATATAACAGATAAGAATACTTTTGCATATGCCTCCGTAAATGGCAAAAATGTACAATGCAATATATCTTCTATAATTTCAAATGTAAACTCTCCAGATAAGTCTCTTTATAATAAAAAAGGAATTATATCAAGAGTAAAGACTCTTGGATATGAAGGAAGTGGATTTAAATTTAACGAATGGATTTATAATAACAAAAAAATATTTACGGTTGCTTCTTTGAGTGTTGTTGATGAAACAGACAAAGTATATCGTCTAAATTTTAATAATAATCATTTCTTTGTAAAGGATGATTCTATCGAAGTTATTGATAATAGTGGAACATCTTTGGATGGAACGGTTCTCTCTATTGTAAACCAAAAATCTGTAAATATACGAGTAATTGAACCGCTTAATTTAACAGGAATATACACTGTTAAGAGAAATATTCTAAAAGGCATATCTCCAGCATTTCCACAAATAGCAGACTATCATGCAAACGTCCAAAATGTTTATTCTGATGATGATGGAAATTTATTGATAGCATCATCTTCATTACCATCAGAACCAATTTCTATTGGAAGTGTTGACTTAGAAATTAATGGAACCTTTGAAGGAACTGAAGTTACATTTTCTAAAGAGCATAAATTCAAAACTGGGGATAAAGTTTTTTATCATGCAGAAAAAATTGAAAAGAGAGTAACTGATGAAAACTTCAATATTGTAACGAAAGAAGTTGAAGGAACTAAATTATTTGATGAAGGAATTTATTACATTGAAAAAGTTAATGATTTCGTAGTTAAATTTGCACTAAGTAAAGAGAATATTTTCTTTGGAAAGTATGTTACGTTTGAAAAAACGACTGTAAAAGATAATAAGGTAATGCTATATGATTTTCATGAGCAAAAACTTTTAGACCAAAAACTTTTAAGAGAAATTCCTGTACCTTTAGAAAGTTCTTCTGAGAAGATAGAAACTCTTCCTGGAATGACAGGAATGCTATTAAATGGTATTGAAATTTTAAATTATAAATCAAAAAGCAATATTTACTATGGAGAAGTTAAAAATATTGATGTAATATTTTCAGATAATCAATTTGATATAATTAATCCTCCAAACTTGGTAATTGATGATAATGGTAGAGGTAAGAATGCTAATGGATTTCTTGGAGTTACTGGATCTCTTAGTAGTGTAAAAATTATTGATAGAGGATTTGATTATGAAGGAACACCAACAATTAAGGTAAGTGGTGGTAATGGCAGCGGAGCTTCAGTTTTAGTTAATATGAAGTTATCTGATAATGTTGCCAATTTTGATAGTAGATCTATTCAACTAAATCCATCAAATATAATTGGATTTTCTACGTATCATAAATTTAGGGATTATGAAGAAGTTGTATATGAGACAAGCGATCAACTTGGAATTGCTGGTTTGACAACCAATTCAACATATTTTGTTGGATCGACAAGTCTTACTAACTTAAAATTATACAATACTAGTAGTGATGCTGTTGCCGGAATCAATACGGTAGAATTTACTGCATATGGAAATGGTGTGCATAGTCTTAAGGCACTTACTAAGAAGAGACAGATAGATTCTCTCAATATTGTTGAACCCGGTGAAGGATATTCAAACAGAAAAGTTACTTGTCAGCATACAGGAATTAACACGGCAACAAATACTATCAATAGTATTAATCATGGATATACTAGTGGTGATATTATTCAGTACATGGGTGTTGCCAGTGGATCAGATACTCAGTTAACAGGTCTTTCTTTGAATACTGAGTATATTGCTACTGTTATTGATAAAGATAATTTTACACTGTCAGTTTCTGGTGTAGGTAACACTGTAAATATATTTGCAGATAGAAAGGAATATGTTAATATCACCAGTGCTGGAATTGGTACACATATTTTCAATCATCCTCCAATTCAAGTTACTTTAACTGGAAAAACTGCTATTGGAAACGAATTTGTTGCAGATCTTCAACCAAAATTCTTAGGTGCAATTGATAATGTGTATATATCAAATGGCGGTGTGGGGTATGGTGTAACAAATATTCAAGATTTTGAAAGAAATCCACTCGTCACATATTCTATAGGAAAAGATGCTCAGATAAAAACCATTATCAATAATGGCAGTATAACAGAAGCAATTGTTATGAATAGAGGTAAAAACTTTACCTCTGCTCCTGATGTCATTGTAGATGGTGTTGGAACTGGAGCAGTCTTAACTGCAACCATAAGAAACGATGGAACCATCGATAGAATAATTGTAGTTGAGGGTGGTAGAGGGTATATTCAAGACAATACTACTATTAGAGTTGTGTCTTCTGAATCTTTTTCACAGTCAAAATTACAACCACATCTTCAATCCTGGAAAATAAATTTATTTGAAGATTCATTTGATAAAATTGAAAAAGATGATGGAGTCCTTGTTCCTTCAACTTTTGGTAATTATGGTATTCAATATTGCCATCTTTTTGCACCAAGATATTTAAGAAGTAAGTTAATTCCAAGTGATTCTGATGGAGCAAAGGAGTATGGATCGAGTGATTTGCCTTTTAATAGGGTAGAAATTGATTCTACCAATCATTCTCCTATTATTGGATGGGCATACGATGGAAATCCAATCTATGGTCCATATGGATATTCCACAAGATCTGGTGGTGTTGCTGTACGAATGAAGAGTGGATATTATAATGAATCATTCTTAAGAGAGAACAGGCCACCAAATTATCCCGCAGGATCTTTTGTAGAAGATTTTACTTACTATAGAGTTGATGATGACACTGTTCTTGATGAAAATAATGGAAGATATTGTATAACACCAGAATTTCCAAATGGAACTTATGCATACTTTACTACAATCAGCGAAATTGCTGATGATGCAGGTCCATTTAGAGATTACAGAAGACCAGTTTTCCCATATTTGATAGGAAAAAATTATTTTTCTGTTCCAAGCAAATTTAATCAAGAAAGAACTTCAAATCAAGATGGAATTGATTTAAATCAAACAAATTATAAGAGAAATACTAGTGTATATAATTTCTTTGATAAAGATGTAAGATATCCATATATTACTCTCCCGAATGACTTAAATCAAAAGGTAACAGTCAAAACTGTTTCCAAGGGAAAAGTTAATAATGTTAAAGTATTAAGTGGCGGAGATTCTTATAAAGTTGGAGACAGATTGGTTTTTGATCAGGAGGGATCTGGTGGAAATGGAGTTGCTGCAAAAGTTTCTTTTGTAAAAGGTAAAGAAATTTCTAGTATCGAAAATGTAAATACTGAGATTCCTATCGAGATTTATCCATCACGCAAAAAGGGTTCATTTGTTGGAATAGCAGTCAGTTCCCATGATTATTTTGACAAGGAACTCATAACTTTAACTAATTTTTCTACAGTTAAATCTAAATTTGAAGGAAGTTACTCAGTTACGGTTCCTGCAACAACTCTTACTCTAACGGGACTAGGAACCACCACACACGCCTTAGGAGCAAATACTGGTATTGTGACCTTTGTATATGTATCAAATTCCAATCTTGATCGTGTCAGTGAAAATGATGTTATTCAGATTCGTGATGAAAGAGTTAAAGTCTTAAATGTAGATTCTTTATCAGGAAGACTTAGAATTCTTAGAGCAGTTGATGGAACCAGCGTAGCTATTCACACAGTTGGTACTGCTGCAACTATAGATCAAAGAAGATTTGAATTTGAATCTGATTATGATAATTCGTTCAAGTTTAGAGCAAATAAAGAATATTACTTTAATCCTCAAGAATCTGTCGCATTGTCAGGTGGATATGGAAATCCTGGGACCGGAAGCACAATAGCATTTGAAGTTGCAGGTGCAGGAGGAACTTCAATCTTTATTAAACCTCAGGCAATATATCTGAAAGGGCATGAATTAAGGACAGGCGATGCTGTAGTATATAATCTTTATAATGGTTCACCAATAGAATATGAAGATTCTACCACTGTATCTGGAATTGGATCTGATTTCATTAATGGTAGAACTTATTATGTTGCTAAATTTGATAAAGATTTTATTGGCATTTCAACGGTCAAAGTTGGAATTGGATCAACTGGAGTATTTTCTGGTATAGCAGCAACAACTAGCAATATTGGTTTATTGTATTTTACTAGTGTTGGTACTGGAGTTACTCACAGTTTTACAACACAATATCCGAAAATTACAGCAAATGCAATTAAAAATAGAGTTATTGTTTCAACTGCAACTACTCATGGATTAAGTTCTGATCATAGAGTTTTATTTGATATAAAACCAAGAGTTGAAAAAACTGTGGTTGTAAAATATGATGATTTCAATAGAAATATTTTAATTAATCCAAAATCTTTTACCTCTACAGGAATCAATACCGAAACTGGTATCATTACCATTCAAGATCATGGTTTCTCTACTGGTGATAAATTAATTCACTCCAGTGAAACGGAAGGACCTGCATACAATAATAATACTCCATACTATGCAGTAAAAATTGATAACGATAGATTTAAACTTTCCGAAACTCTTTACAATTCAAAACTTGATCAACCAGTAACTGTTGTTGGAGTTGCAACAACATCAGGAACTTTAAGTCCAGTAAACCCTCATATTGATACAGAAGGTTACAATAAAATTAAGTTTGATTTAACTGACTCTTCTTTACAATATGAATATTATTCTAACCAATATCCTGCATTTGATCTAGATTTCTTTATTGGAAATACATTTACCAAACCATGGACAAAAAATCCACAAGATACTGAATTCAAAGTGGTTAAGAGTGGTATTGTAGGATCAACTGCTATTGTTGAATTGAGTATAGATTCAGATACTCCCAAGGATTTGTTCTATAATTTAGTTCCAAAATATACCCAAGGTGTTCCTTTATCAGAAACAAAAAAAGGCGTATACTTAGATAAAACTGTTAATGGCGCTGGTTCTATCAAAGTTTCTCCTAGTAGTTACTCTGGTTCGCACAAAATAAGAGTTTCTACTGCTAATACATTTACATATAATTTGACAAGTGAACCTGAGGTTGTTTCTTATGGTTCAACCAACGCTACACTTTCATACATTACGGATTGTACACACACTGATGGTCCTATTTCGAGAATAGAAATATTGAATACTGGAGATAATTATAATATTCTCCCAGGTTTTACAACTGTAACATCTGCAGATGGTAATAATTCTGTTTTAGAATTGCAGAGTTTGGATATAGGAAAAGTAGAAAATATTGAAATAACAGACTATGGATATGATTTTCCTTTTGATCAGACTATTAGACCATTATTCTATTATCCACAATCTATAAGAATAACACCATTCAGTTCAATCGATTCTATCGGCATTTCTTCTTATGGAAGAGGTTACGATGGTCAACAAGAATTGGTAGTTATTGATGGAGTTACTGGAGAAATTGTAGATGATATTGATTTACAATATAATAGCACTAGTTCTGAAGTACAGATACTAAGAAATACTTATGGAATGACTAATGTTATTCCTAAGATATACCCTGTAAATTCTGGTGGTGGTGTCCCCATAGATAATAGTCAACTTAGTGGTGGTATTACATATAATGCATCCACTAAAATTGCAACTGCAACAGTAAAAACTGAATATTCTACTGGAGACTACTATCCATTTGTAGTTGGCGAAAAGTTAATGGTTGAAGGTTCCAATCCTGGTATTGGAAATACTAGAGGATTTAATAGTTCCGAATTTAACTATAATTTATATACTATCACGGAAGTTGATCCTAATTTTGGTGGTGGAGCAGGAACTGTCAAATTCAGTATGGAGGATCAATTAAAAGATAATGAAACTGTTGGCGATTATGATAAAATTAATTCTGCTACAAGGTTATTACCTCAAAGAGATTTTCCAACCTTTGATGTAAAAGTAAAGAGAAATGTATTTGTTCCAGAAGAAATAATTACATCTGGCAATAAAACTGCTGTTGTAGAAAATTGGGATGATGAATATGCCATCCTTAAAATAAATTCAACGGATGAATTTGTAGATGGTGAAACTATTACAGGTCAAACATCTAAATCTATCGGAACCGTTGGAGAAAGTTTGTTCCCATATAAAGAATATGGAACATATGGAAGTACAATCAAGAGAAGCAAGGGTTGGAAAGAAATTGCAGGATTCTTAAATAATGATCTTCAAAGAATTCCAGATAATGAATATTATCAAAATTTCTCATATTCATTAAAATCAACTATCCCATTACAAACTTGGAATGATCCAGTATCTTCAATGAATCATGTTGCTGGATATAAAAAGTTTGCAAACTATCAATTGGAATCATATGAGAAAGAACTTAGGATAAATACGACTCCAACAGCAGGATCTACTTATATTAATCTTATCAGAGATATTATAGAAACCGTAGATGTCAATTGTGTTAATGATTTTGATCTTGTTAGAGAGAATTCTATCATTCTTGGAAATGATGAAGTAGTTTCTACAGAAATTATTTTTGAGAGTAGACTTATCTCTTCATTTGATCAAGCTATTGGTAACAGAGTTTTATCAATTGATGATATTAGTCCACAGTTTAGTCATAGACCAAGACCTGAAGAATTTGTAAATATTGATTCGTTTGATTTGGATAAGTCAAGATTCTTAAGATATATCACTCTTATAAGAGATCAACGGTTTACTTCAGAAAGGCAGGTTTCTATTTTTGATGTTATTCATGATGGAACATATGGTTACACAAATGAATATGCCATCATGTCAACGGTTGATAATATTGGTTCACTTGACTTTTCAATTGATAAAGGAAAGGGATTTATTCAGTTTCATCCTGCATCAGATAAAGTAGCATTTAATGATTACAATATTTCATATGTTTCATATAAAATTGATGATAGTTTTGTTGGTATCGGAAGTAGTTCGTTTGGAGACATTGCCCTTATAAACACATCTAGTACCGAATTAAACACTGTTGGAACTGGAGTAACTGTAGTTTCCATTGGCAGTACATATAATTCTGTTTCGGTGATGTTTTCAATAAATCCCGATACTGGGGAGCAAAATGAAGAATTCCACTTTACTCAGATTAATTTCTTACAAGATGGAAATAATATAGTAACTTCCGATGAACTTGGTGGATTGTTTACTAAATTTGGTTCTTTTGATGATGGTCTTACAGGATATGGCACTTTCTATCCTTACATTGCGGGTAATAACTTTGAAGTTCAGTTCATTCCTAATGCAGGCATTGGAACAACTGCAGTCATTAATACAATTCAAATTGGATTGGCACAAACTGCTACTAGCGGAACCACTGATTTCAATTTAGTTCATACTAGGTTGCAAGCAGAATCAACTACAATTGCAGCATCATCAAATCCAGGAATTACAACAGTTAATAATTATCGATATATTGCTAATTCTCAAGAATTTCATGCAGCAAAATATTATGTACATGTAGCAGATAAAACTAATAATCAACATGAATATTCTGAATTATTTGTATTAGATACTATTAATGCTGTCGGAGTAAGCAGTGAAGCATACTTTGTAGAATTTAATAATTTACAAACTTCTTCCGGATTAGGTACTTTTGGTGCTCAAATAGATGACACAGGATTTGGTCTTGATCTAAACTTCACTCCAAATCCAAATATAGATGTTGAAGTAAATGTTTTAGTATATCAATTAAAATCAGAAACTGCAGACGATGTTGACACCATTGTTGATTTTAATAATGGTCTTATTACAACTGATAGGGATGATTATGTTGGAACATTTAATGCAGTTAAGACTAGTTTTGACCTGACTCATGATGGTCGAGATATTTTTGAAAATTGGTTTACTAGTGATGATGTTGATACAACCACTAATACAATCAAACTTCCTAATCACTTCTTTGTTTCTGGAGAAAAGGTTAGTTATTACAGAAATGATATTAACGATATAACTTCTGCTATTGGTGTTGCTCAAACATTCATTACTGGAGTTGGATTGACTGTTCGTCTTCCCAATGGTGGCGAAAATCTCTATATGGTTAAGGTTGATGATAATTCTGTTGGATTATCTACAAGTCCAGCAGAAGCACAATTGCCAAATCCATCTCTTATCAATATTACTACTGTTGGAAGTGGAACTTCTCATAGATTCTTGACAACTAAACAGAATTCAAGAGTTATTGTTTCTATTGATAATATGCTTCAAAGTCCGATTGTTTCAACAGCAATTACAAGTTCTTTGAATGCAACTGCACTTTCAACAGCTGATGTCATTGAATTTACAGGGGTAACTTCTTTCTTTGGTGGCGATCACTTTAGAATTAATAATGAAATTATGAAAGTTAGTGGAGTTGGTGTTGCTGGTAATCCAAATAAGGTGAGAGTTAGAAGAGCAAGACTTGGAACCAGATTTGCTAATCATTCTGCTGGAGATCTAGTAACTAAGATCACTGGAAACTATAATATTATTGATAGCACAATTAGTTTTGCAGAAGCACCGTATGGTCTTGATCCCGTAGAAGATGCTACAGATCCTAATCAAATTGATTATCAAGGTATTGCTAAAGGTTCTAGCTTCCATGGAAGAAGTTATATGAGAGGAAGGGTTGCTTCTGGTACAACTGATACTTACACAAATAATCATGTATTCCAGGATGTATCTGATAAATTTAATGCTCTTGAAAAAGCGTTTCCATTGAAAGATGATGAAGGACAAGATATAAGTGGAATTGCTGATGAAAATGCGGTTATTTTGATTAATAGTATATTCCAACTCCCAGGCATAACTGTTGAAGAAGATTATCAATTAACTGAACCAAGTGCTGGTATTACTAGTGCAGTATTTAACGGAGATGCAAGAGATCTTGGTGCTGATGTTGGAATTAGTAGTTTCCCTGCAGCAGGTGTTATCCAATCTGTTGGATCTACTGAAGGACTTGGTTACCAACCTCTTGTTGCTGCTGCAGCAACAGTCACTATAAGTGGAATAGGAACCGTAGAATCTGTCAGTGTTGCTTTTACTGGAAGTGGATATAGATCTCAAGGTTATTATGAAATTTCCACCAAAACAAATTATCCAATTTCCACTGGCACAACAGAAATTTTTATCGATAATCAAAATAGTGTATTTGGTATCCTCAATGAAGTTTATGATGGAACTAATGCATATATTGGTATTGGAACATATAGAGCACAGTATGGAACCATTCTGAATGGTATTGGAAATACTTTTGTTGAACTTAGAACAACTCAAACTCCACAATTTGATGTTCCTACAGGAACTCCCGTAAGTATTGGAGTAACACTTCCATATGGTATTGTTAATGTTAGTGCTGCTACTAGTAGCATTAGTGCAGGAGCAGTTTCGGGTCTTACTTACGATGTATTAGATGCAGACTATAGTCCTACAACTGGCATTCTTTCTATAACACTTCCAAAGGATCATGAATTGAATCAGGGCGATTATATCACAATTAAGGACAATAGTTTAAACTTTACTTGCAATAGTGATAACAATACTAGAACAAAATCATATCCTAGACCAAATCTTGATACTAATGCAAGCAGAAGACCTCTAAGACTTGAAGAGGTTCAAGGACAGGAAGCTACGTTATTCGTTGGTTTCTCAACCTTTGTGTACTTCAATGTTTCTAATGCTGTTTATAATCATAATACTGGAGATTTAGAACTTACTATTGGCAGTCATAATTTTGTTGCCGGTAGAGGCATATCTTTAGAAACAAATTCGTTGACCTTTACTTGTGCTCAAGATAGTCATGGGTCTAATCACACATATCCTAGACCAACAGATCCAGCAGCAAATACAACTCTTGATATTAGTTCAGTAACTTCTACTACAATTACTGTCAATGTCGGGACTAATCCAGATACTATTTCTGCTGGTGCTCATACATTTGTAAGTGCAACGGCAAATGCTGTTCGTGCTGGTGGGCAATACACACATACTTTTGTTGGTATCGGCACAGATGCTGTTGTAAGCACTGCATCTACATCTGTTCAACATATTGGTTTTGCAACTGTTATTACTGGCACCGGACATATTTCCACTAGTGTTACAATTACTAATCCTGGATATAATCTTAATGTTGGTGTCAATACAATGGCAGTTATTCCTCAAATTATATTTGATGATCCTGAACCATATGCAAATATGCCCCTAATATTCTCCGAAGATAATACATTAGTTGGTTTTGGCACACATGCGAGAGTTAATATTCAAGTTGGTAATGGATCTAGTGTGATTGCATATGAATTTACAAATAATGGATATGCATATGGTAATGGAGATATCTTGACTGTACAAACTGGCGGTTTGACTGGTATTCCAACATCATCAAACTTCAGAGAGTTCCAGATTACTGTTGATCAAACTTTTGATGATACTTTCAATGGATGGAGTCTTGGTGAACTTGAAATATTAGATAATGTTGATAGTTATATTGATGGTAGAAGGAAATTATTCCCACTCTTTAGGAATGGAGATAGACTTTCTATTATTGCTGCCAGAGGTTCTAAGATTGATCCTAGTCAGTTATTATTAGTATTCTTAAATAATATTCTTCAGGTTCCTGGAAAATCATATTTCTTCTCTGGAGGAAATAGAATTAGATTCACAGAGGCACCTAGAGTTGGTGATTTCTTAAGAATTGTTTTCTATAAAGGTAATGGTGATAGCGACGTTCTTCAAACAGATGTGGTACAAACTGTGAAGGAAGGAGACACTCTTGACATTGATTCATATGATCTAATTTTTGATGAAAATAAGAGAAGCGTTACTGACATTGTTTCAACTGATACGGTAGAAACTCTTCCATATTTTGGTCCAGGAAACACTAGAGACGTTGAATTGACTAGACCAGTTGCTTGGTGTCGACAAACTGAGGATAAAATTCTTAACGGACTACCAGTTTCTAAAGCAAGAAGATTTTATGAACCAACAATTTTGCCTAATGCATATCTGATTAAACCAGTTGGTGTTGGAGAAACAGTTTTTAGTGTTAATACTACTAGACCTTTATTCAATCAGTTTAATGAGTTTGATACTGTTCAGGGCAAACTTGCACAGAATAAAATAAAAATTCATCCACCAAGTGAAATATCTCCTGCTTTTGCTACTGCGACTGTTTCTGTTGCAGGAACTATATCTGAAATAACATTATCAGATGGAGGACATGGATACTTAACCACTCCTACAGTAAGTATTGCAAGTACAAATGGTGTAGGAATTGGAACAAGTGGAACAGCAACAGCAACTGCTACACTTACAAACGGAGTTGTCACTGGAGTAACAATAACTAATGGGGGTATTGGTTATACAACAGTACCTAGTGTTCTTATTTCTCCTCCACAAGCAAGTGCTCGCGAAGAATGCGATGTTTATTTCCCTGATGGATATAGGGGAGATTCTGGAACTATTGTTGGGTTTGCAACAACATCAATTAGTGGACAAACTTTTGCGTTGTTTGATTTCTTTATTCCAGAACAGGATCAAGTTTTCAATGACGCTACATACGTCGGGGCTGCTATAACTACTTCGAGTATTGAACAAGGTGACGCATTTACCATATATAACTCCAATGTTGGAATAGCAGTTACCTCTATTACAAGTTATGATGGTTCTGGTCAAGTTCTTGGTATAAGTACTTCATACATTGATGGAGTTTATGAAGTAGCAGAAGTTATCAAACAACCTAGAGTTGTAGGTGGAATTGCAACTGCGACAGCAAGAGTCCGTGCAAGAGTTGACAATCCTCCCGTAGGATTTGACTTTAATTCAAATTGGGATGGAACTACAGGAATGACAACATCAAACTATCAAGGTTCTTATAGTTGGGGTAGAATAGTAGTTAAGAATAGATCAATTTCGATTGGTCACACTGCATACAACTCTCAAGGAATAAGTGGTATTACTACCTCAACACTTATTACGAGAAATAGACCTCTAGCGTTCGTAAGATACGACGAAACTCTGTAACTAAATAAAGAAAAAACTGTGGCAAAATGTCTGCAATAATTACAGATCAAATTAGAATTTTAAATGCGAAAAATTTCCGCAATGGTGTAGTAAACACTTCCAATGCTTACTACACTTTTGTTGGACTGACTAATTCTACTGATTTTAATGCAAAATGGGAAGAAGCACCACCATCTCCTAGAGATAATTTTAATCAGGAAAATGATTATTGGGATACTATGGTTGCCATGAAGAGGATTACCTCTTCAGATATTATGCATGTTGTACCCAAAAGAACCTGGGCTTCCGGTTCAAAGTATGATATGTATCGCCACGATTATAGTGTCGATAATCTTGCTGCAGTTTCAAGTTCAACAAATCTTTATTCGTCATTTTTCTATGTGATGAATAAAGATTTTAGAGTTTATATTTGCCTTCAGAATGGAACAAGTCCAGATAATCCTACAGGAAAACCTTCATTAGATGAACCGACATTTACTGATTTGGAACCAAGAGTTGCTGGTTCAAGTGGAGATGGATATATTTGGAAATATTTGTACACCTTGAGTCCTTCAGATATTATCAAATTTGATTCCACTGAGTTTTTACCCGTTCCAAATGATTGGGAGACCTCTTCGGATAATGCTCTTGTTAGAGATAATGCTGTAAATGGTTCTATTAAAATCATAACTGTAACCAATAAAGGTTTAAATGTAGGTGCGGCAAATTTACAATACAGAAATGTTCCTATTAGAGGAGATGGTTCCGGTGCAGAATGCACTATTACTATTGATGAAAATTCTCAAGTTCTTTCCGTAGAGGTATCAAATCAAGGTTCTGGTTATACATATGGAACAGTTGATTTAGTTGCTGGTTCTGTACCTACTGGAACAATTAGGCCAACATTCGATGTTATCATTTCGCCCCAAGGTGGGCATGGAAAAAATATATACAGAGAATTGGGTGCATCTAATCTTTTACTTTATGCAAGAATTGAGAACGACATACAAAATCCAGATTTTATTACTGGCAATAAAATTGCAAGAGTTGGTATTGTAGAGAATCCAACTGAGTATAATTCTAACACAATTCTTGATAAACCAAAAGCAAGTGCAGTGGGAGCACTAAAACTTGTCGGAGCCGGGTACAGTACAGCAGAATTTGCTGTTAACTCATTTGTTTCTCAAACTATTGCAACAGGAACAACAGCATTTGGTAGAATTATTAATTATGACCAAACAACAGGAGTTTTAAAGTTCTGGCAGGACAGGTATCTTGTTGGTTTTAATACTTCAGATGGTTCTGCCAATATAACTCCAAGATATGGATATGATTTGGCAGAATTTACAAGTTCGCCAGACACTGGCGGTTCACTTACAATTGTTCCCGATAATGGGAATAATTCCACTCTATCTATAGATAGTACTTTTACCGGTGCTTCTTCCGTAATAAATAATAGGACCTATTATTATGGTCTAAATTTCGTTGACGGTGTTGCGTTACCAGAAGTTCAAAAACAATCTGGTAACATTATTTACGTTGATAATAGACCTTCTATTCTTAGATCGTCGAATCAAAAAGAAGACATAAAAATTATCTTGCAGTTCTAAAGGATTATGCCACAACAAACTAATCTCAACGTATCGCCATATTTTGATGATTATGATCCATCCAGCGATTTCCATAAAGTTCTGTTTAAACCTGGTTATCCAGTACAAGCAAGAGAATTAACAAGTCTTCAATCGATTCTTCAAAATCAGATTGAAAAATTTGGTCAACACTTTTTTAAAGAAGGATCCAAAGTAATTCCAGGAAATACAGGATATACTCAACTTTATTATAATGTTCAATTAAATAATTCCTACCAAGGAGTTCCTGTTTCTGCTTATGCAGATCAACTTGTAGGTTTGAGAATAACTGGTCAGAATTCCGGTGTAACTGCTGTTGTTGATAGTGTTCTTCTTCCTATTGATTCTGAAAATGGCAATTTAACATTATATGTAAATTATATTAATTCAAATACTGCAAATAATTTAACACAAGAATTTTTTGATAATGAAGAATTGGTTTGTAGCACATCAATCAATTCCAGTCTCTTAGGTAATTCTACAATACCTGCAAATAGTCCTTTTGCAGTAACTATTCAACAAAATGCAAGTTCTATTGGTTCTGCATTTCAGATTCAACAAGGTGTGTATTTTATTAGAGGGCATTTTGTACAGGTAGATACTGAAACTTTAATTCTTGATCAATACGCAAACAGACCAAGTTATAGAGTTGGTCTTCAAATTAGAGAAGAAATTATAACTTCTGATTTAGATGAAACTTTAAATGATAATTCTCAGGGATTTAATAATTATTCTGCACCAGGTGCAGATAGATTAAAGATTTCTGTAAGTCTTTTTAAAAAACCACTTGATGATTTTGATGATAATAATTTCATTGAACTTGCTGTAATTGAAGATGGTATAATAAGGTCTCAAGTTAAAAATACAAAATCCGGTTCAAATCAGGTTTTTCGTGAAGATTTGATAGATACTCTTGCACAGAGAACATTTGAACAAAGTGGTCACTATGCAGTAAAACCTTTTGATGTATCTGTATTTAATTCACTTAATAATAATCTAGGCAATAATGGGTTATTTGAGAGTGGGGAATTTACTTATGGTGGTTCTACAGCATCTGATGACTTAGCAATATTTAAAATTTCCTCAGGTAAAGCATATGTAAAGGGATATGAGATTGAAACCTCAACACCAACTTTTATTGATGTTGAGAAACCAAGAACAACTAAGGATGTAAATGCAGAATCTTTGTCATATAACACTGGTGCAACATTAAAACTGAATAGAGTATTCAGAACACCAGCACCAGGTATTGGAATAGGTAACACGTATGTTGTAAGTTTACGAGATCAAAGGTGTGGGTCAGATCAAGAAGTTGCCTCAGGAACAGAAATTGGTCTTGCTAGAGTTTATGACTTTAGATTAGAATCCGGTTCATATAGCACAGATAATGCAAACACTAATGAGTGGGGATTATCTTTGTTTGATGTTCAACCATTTACATTATTGACCCTCAATCAGGCACATACTTTATCAGTGCCAACCTTTGTTAAGGGTTCTAATAGTGGTGCTACTGCTTTCCTTAGAGACTCTGTTACTAATTCTACGGCACTAACTCTTTATGAAAGAAATGGTTCTTTTATTGAAAATGAACCTCTTATTTTTAATGGAAATCAAGATGGTAGAATTGCCATTGCAATTACAGAAAAATCTATTGCTAATGTAAAATCTATTTTTGCCACTGAAGATAGATTAGTTGGTATTAATACCTTTGCTGCTGATATTGTCCAAAATAACGTATTTAATGTCGGTGTTGCTACAGTTAGTCACACTGGTAGAGTAGAAAGTGCTAATCCAAGATTCTTGGATATTGTAAAAGTTGATGATCTACTTACATATTCAGATCTTGTAAGATCAACTGATAAAATTATGGTTAAAGTGACCGCAGTTGATACTAGCAGTGTTACAGTTCAAGGTGTTCAAACTGTTGCTGGTATTGTTAATGGGACTCTCCCACCGTCAGGGTCTATAAATGTTTCTGATATGAATATTGTAAGGACTTCTCTTGAGAAATCATCAGACAATACTTTATATACAAAATTAACTAAACAAAATATTGCTACTGTAGACCTTAATGAATCTACAATCACTATTAGAAAAGTCTATGATGTAAATATTCTTTCTAATGGAACTATTGATACTTCAACAAGCATGGATGCGGGAGACAGAGAAGTCTTTTTACCATTTTCTGCTAATAGATATTCTCTTATTCGAACTGATACTGGAGAAACTATTGAATTGACGGAAAACAAAATATCATTCAATGCTACTAACACAAAAATTTTAAATATCTTTAATATTGCTGGTGGTGCCGGTGCGGCAAAATTAGTTGCCACTTTAAGAAAATCAAAACCAAAATCAAAGATTAAAAATAAAATTAATGTAAACTCCTTAATAGTCAATAAATCAAAACTTGAGGGATCAGGTATTGGCACAACAACTTTAAATAATGGTCTTGAATATGGAAACTATCCTTTTGGAACTAGAGTTGAAGATGAAATTATTTCTCTAAATGTGCCAGATGTTTTAGAGATACATGGCGTATTTGAATCCAGTGGAACTAGTGATCCCATTGCCCCAAAAATTTCATTTTCCAATATTGTTAGTCAAACTTCTACAACTCAAGATATTATAAATGGCGAAATACTTATTGGCCAAACGAGTGGTGCAATTGCTGTTACTGTAGGAAAACCAGATAACTTAAGTATATCATTTATTACAAAAAATCAAATTGATTTTGTTGAGGGTGAAACAGTTATTTTTCAAGATAGTTTAGTTGAAGGTACTATCAGCACTATAATTGAAGAGAGTTTTAATATATCCTCCAATTATACATTTAATACTGGACAGAAAAAAACAATTTACAGTCATAGCTCTTTGAGAAAAAGACCTTCTGCCTCTTCACCAACTAAGAAAATAATTGCATACTTTTCTTCTGCTAAGTATGATGGCGGCGATACTGGAGATATCACAACAGTAGAAAGTTATAACTCCTTTGATTATGCAACAGAAATTCAATCATTTGATGGGATTTCTAATAGTGATATTATTGATATTAGACCAAGAGTTTCAAATTATATAGTTTCTGAAGGAGCACGTTCTCCTTTAGAGTTTGAGGGAAGAGTATATAATCAATCAGGAAATTCTGGTGCAAATATTCTTGCTTCAAAAGAAAATTTAGTATTTGATTTTTCTTTTTATCTTGGAAGAATTGATAGACTTTTCCTCACAAAAGATGGTAAGTTCCAGGTTGTTTATGGAACCCCTGCAGAAAAACCAGAATCGCCTATGGGAATTAATGATGCAATGGAGATTGTATCAGTTAATCTACCTCCATATCTCTTTAACCCCGAACAAGCATCTCTCAAGTTCTTAGAACATAAGAGATATAGGATGTCAGATATTAAGCAACTTGAGAATAGAATTAGAAATTTAGAATATTATACATCATTATCTTTACTTGAATCTAAAACAGAGAGTGCTTTTATTGCTGATTCTGATGGTCTTAATAGATTTAAGAGTGGATTCTTTGTTGATAATTTTAATTCATTCAAATCTCAAGAAACTAAATCAATTATTAATAATTCAATTGATAGAAAGAACAAGGAGTTAAGACCAAAGCATTATACAAATTCTATTGACCTTATTTTTGGACCTGTTGAAGAAATAAGTTCATCCACAGATTTTAAATTTAATGTAATTGAAGGTGAAAATATTTCTAGAAGTAATGATATAGTTACCCTTGATTATTCAGAAGTTAGTTGGTTGCAGCAAACATTTGCTACTAGATCCGAAAGTATTACTCCGTTTACGGTAAGTTTCTGGCAGGGTACGATAGAACTTACTCCATCTTCAGACACTTGGGTTGATACTGTTAGAGTTCAGACTAGAATTATTGAAACTGAAGGTAACTATGCCGCTACAGTTGATTACTATGAGAGAACTAATGAGTTAGACCCTCAAACAGGATTTGTTCCCATTCTTTGGGATTCTTGGGAGACAAATTGGACCGGTGTATTAGATACTGTAGAATCTGAAAGTAGAACAGCAACTGATGCTACATCAGAATCTACTAAGAAACTTGATGGAACATCTGGTCCAGGTCAGTGGGTAAGGAGAAATGCTACTACTGTTTCTCAGGAAGAATTCCAAGAAACATTTGATCTTGGAACAGAATCTAGAGGAGGAACGCGAACTATTGTTCACGAGGAATATGAGAAGACTTCTATTAATGATAGAATTGTAAGTAGAGATCTTGTTCCATTTATGAGATCTAGAAATATTGAATTTAATTCCAGAAAATTAAAACCCGGAACTCAAGTTTATCCATATTTTGATGGAATTGATGTATCAAGATATTGTGTTCCAAAACTCATTGAAATTACAATGACATCTGGTACTTTTACTGTTGGGGAAAATGTACGCAGTATCCCTTTAAAGAAAGGTGTTTCTACTCCTAAGTTCTATGCAAGAGTTGCACAAATTAATCATAAAGGTGGAGAGTATAATGCAGCAACAAGAACTTACGACCAAAACCCATATAATGGTCAGTTGATTCCATCTTCATACAATTCAACTTCAACTATATTAAATATCGATACATATTCTTTATCAAATGAGACTCAAGGTGAGTATTATGGATATATTGAAGTTGGAACTTTACTTGTTGGAGAAAGTAGCGGGGCAACTGCAACAGTATCTGATTTGAAGTTAGTTGTCGATAACCAATCATCTCTCATCGGCAGTTTCTATATTCCCGAGACAATTACGTCATATCATCCAAGATTTGAATCTGGCATTAGATCCTTCACTCTTTCTAGTAGTGATACCAATGATGTTGAAAATGTAACCACCATAGCTTCAGAATCATACTCTGCTACTGGTATCATTGAAAATGAAGGTTCTGTTAGAAATATTAGACTTGAAGATAAGAAAGAATTTGAACAGCAGACAGTGAGTAGATCCTCTGGAACACAGATTGTTGGAACCAGTGTGGTCAATAGAACTTCTCCTGAAACTATTACTGCTTGGTATGACCCACTTGCTCAAACTTTTACTGTTGATGACGAAACTGGTATTTTTATTACTAGGTGTGATATTTTCTTTAAATCTAAAGATGACATGGGTATTCCCATCACTATGCAAATCAGAACAGTAGATGGTGGAATTCCAACTTCTAGAGTTCTCCCTATGTCAGAGGTGATCTTAGATCCTGATGAAGTTTCAATCTCAACTGATAGTTCTATTGCCACATCGTTTACCTTCAAAGCACCAATTTATCTTGAAGGGAGAAAAGAATACGCGATTTGTTTATCCACAAACTCGACAAAGTATGATACTTTTGTATCAAGAATTGGGCAAGAGGATTTTCTTACAGATACTCTGATTTCTACACAACCATTCTTAGGTTCGCTGTTCAAATCACAAAATGCATCTGGATGGGAGGCAAGTCAGTGGGAAGATCTTAAGTTTACACTTTATAGAGCAGAGTTTGATACTTCCGGTTCAATTGACTTGTTCAATTCACGTTTGTCTGTCGGAAATAAGCAAGTCCCAAATCTGCTACCAAACTCACTTGAATTGAAATCAAGAAAAATTAAGATAGTTCTTTCTGCACCAGATGATGGAACTAACGATTATGAATTAGGAAATACTTTCCATCAAGATGGGACTAACGCCACTGGCAATTTAGTTGGTGTTGGAGGTTCAGCAACAGGAACTCTGACGGTATCTAATCCAGGTGTTGGATATACTCCAGCTTCTGGTGCTCAAACTCGTTCGGTGCCATTAGTAACCCTCTCTGGAAATGGTAGTGGTGCCAATGCTAATATTACATTTCAAAACGGAGTTGCTATTGGCGCAACTATTTCTACGGATGGTGGAGGTAGTGCATATAATGTGGGAGATGTTCTTAGTATTTCCGGTGTTGATGTTGGAAGAGACTTAAGATTAACTGTTGCCGGTGTTGCTGCTACAAATACTATTGTACTTGATAATGTTGTTGGTGATTTTATTTCTAATAGCAGCAATGGAATTAAATATGTTTCAAGTAATAATTCTGTTGGATTTACCACATTCTCTATCAGCAATGTTTCCGGACCAGTATACCCATTATCAATAACTACATTCGCAAATGATTCTGATGGAAGACATATAAAAGTCAACCATGCAAATCATGGTATGTATTTTGATGATAATAGAGTTGAGATAAGTGGCGTTGAATCTGATATAGTTCCTACTCGACTTACAATTGCATACGATGTAGGTTCTCAAGGTTCAATTTCTGTAGAAAGTAATGCTTCCTTTACTGAGTTTGAGAAGTTCCCTGTAGGGAATACGAACCGTGGTTATTTGAAAATTGGCGATGAAATTATAGAGTATACATCTACATCAGGATCAAATGTTATTGGAGGAACAATTACTAGAGGTGCAAATAAAGCATCTTATCCAATTGGCACATTAGTTTACAAGTATGAACTATCTGGAATTAATCTAGCAAGAATTAACAAAATTCATGATATGAATGATGTTACTGTTACGAATCCAATCACCTTAGATTCTTACTATATCAAACTTAACATGGCGGAGAAGTTTAATGTTAATAATCTAGATCGCAGCACAGAAAGAAATACAGATGATGCACCTTCACTTTATATTCAAGATACAAAATCTGCTGGTGGATATGGAATTAGAGCATCTCAAAATATTCCTTATGAAATTGTAACTCCGATGATTCAGTCTCAGACTGTTCAGGGTTCTACAATTAATGCCCAGTTTAGATCCACAACAACTACTGGAATTAGTGGAAATGAAATTCCATTTGTTGATAATGGATTTGAATCAATTGTATTAAATAAACCAAATTTCCTCTCTACACCAAGAGCAATATTCTCTAAAGTTAATGAGGATCAAAAACTTACTAATGTTCCTGGCAATAAGTCTATGACTCTTAGATTATTCCTGAACTCCGTTGATACAAGAGTAAGTCCTGTAATTGATTCCCAAAGAATGAATACAATCTTTACTACAAATAGAGTTAATAATCCAATCACAAACTATATTACAGATCCTAGAGTAAATAGTATTGATTCCGATCCTTCTGCTTTTCAATATATCTCTAGAGAACTTTCTCTGGAAAACTCTGCAACTTCACTTAAGATTGATCTTAATGCTTACATTAATACTTTCTCTGATATCAGAGCATTCTATTGTGTTGGAAATGAACCAACATCAAATCCTATCTTTACCCCATTCCCAGGATTCTCAAATCTAAAATCAAATGGAAACATCATAAATCTAAAAGATAATGATGGTCATCCTGATACTGAGATACAAAAAACGAATGTCCTTGATTTTAATAGCAACAATCTTGAGTATAAGGAATACATCTTTACAATGGATAATTTGGAACCATTTAGATACTATAGAATCAAACTCATAATGACATCGACTAACCAAGTTTATGTTCCTAGAGTTAAAGACCTTAGAGTTATCGCATTAGCATGACAGAATATCACGGAATAGAGGGTCACTCAAATCTTTTAAGAGACCCTAGTAATGATTCAATTGTAAATATAGATTCTCTTGGTTATGAAAGATATATTACCAGTCGTGAATCTAAAAATAAAAAGAATCAAAAAATACAGAACATTGAAAAAGAGGTTGCTAATATAAAAGAGGATATCAATGAAATCAAAAACTTACTAAAGGAGTTATTAAATGAACCCAAATGAAATTGAACTTACAAATTTAACTAAGAGTTTTGAATATACAAAACTTGCATCAAAAATAGATCAATGTGAAGATATAGTTGAATTGAGAAATTTGGCAAAATCATTTTGCAAATTATATTTTAAGCAACAAGAAACTATGTCTATTATAGGATTGAGATAAATACACACATAGGAAACTTGTGAATAAATGGCACAACCATCATCTAGACAGACTTTAATTGATTATTGTAAGAGACAGTTAGGAGCTCCTGTATTAGAAATCAACGTTGCTGATGAGCAGATTGATGACTTAGTTGATGATGCCCTTCAATATTGGAATGAGAGACATTATGATGGGGTTTCTCAGATCTACTTAAAGTATAAAATCACACAAGATGATGTTAATAGAGGTAGAGCACCAGCAGGAGAAAGTTCTACGGCAGGAGTAACAACCAGCACTGCTAGTACATCTATAGTTGGCACGGCAACTACCTTTAGTTTTACTGAAAATAGCAATTACTTACAAGTTCCTTCAGATATTATAGGTATTCAGAAAGTATTTAAATTTGATGGAACTAATACTGCTGTAAGCAATATGTTCAGTATTAAATATCAAATGTTTCTTAATGACATTTATTATTGGGGAACATCCGAAGTGCTGACGTATGCTATGACAAAAACGTATTTGGAAGACATAGATTTTCTTCTAACTACAGAAAAGCAAATTAGATATAATCAAAGAATGGATAGATTATATCTTGATATAGATTGGGGAGGAGTAAGTGTAGGAGATTACATTGTTATTGATTGTTATAGATTGTTAAATCCAAATGATTTTTCAAAAGTTTGGAATGACTCTTTTGTTAAAAAATATTTGACTATGCTTATCAAAAAACAGTGGGGTCAAAATCTTATTAAGTTCCAAGGAGTTAAACTTCCTGGTGGAATAGAACTTAATGGAAGACAGATTTATGATGATGCTATAAAAGAAATTGATGATTTAATGGAGAAGATGTCAAATACATATGAACTTCCTCCTTTAGATATGATAGGTTAATATGTTAAATCCATTTTTTATTCAAGGTACAAGTGGAGAACAGAATCTTGTACAAGATTTAATAAATGAGCAGTTAAGAATGTATGGTGTGGAAGTTTATTATCTTCCACGTTCTTTCCTGTCCACAAATACTGTTATTGAAGAAGTTATTGAATCTTCTTTTGAAAATGCATATCCTATTGAAGCGTATGTTCAAAATTACGAAGGGTATGATGATAATAGTACATTACTTTCTAAATTTGGAATACAGTCAACACAAGAGATGACTTTCATCATTTCAAAAGAAAGATATGAAAATTATATTGCTCCATTAACCGATGGTATAGCAAATCTTAAATTAACATCTAGACCGAAAGAGGGCGATATCATTTACATGCCCCTTGGTGATAGAATGTTTGAAATAAAATTTGTTGAGCATGAAAAACCATTCTACCAATTACAAAAAAATTATGTCTATGAGTTAAGATGCGAACTCTTCAGATATGAAGATGAGATCATTGATACCGGTATAGAAGATATTGATGATACTCTAGTTGGGAGTGATTCAGATGGTGTTAGTGAATCTGGTTATTCTACCATCCTTGGTGGTACACTAACAATGACTTTGGTCGGAAGTGCAACGACTGCTACTGCTATTACAGGTATAGTTGATGGAGGTATTCGTTCTATTACTGTAGGAAAGCAAGGTGCTTTTTACAATATAGCTCCAAGAGTTGCTATTTCATCAGCACCTTCTGGAGGAAACACCGGTTTTGCAACCGTTACAATTGATAGAGATGCTATTAGTTCTGTAGATATAATAAATGCTGGTGCTGGTTATACAGTGGCACCTGAAATATTATTCGTAAGTAAAACTGGAATTGGTGCTACTGCTAGTGCAACCCTTGGAAGTGGTTCAATAGGAATTATCACAGTAACCAGTGGGGGTTCTGGTTATACAACCTCTCCAACCATTACATTTACTGGTATATCTACTGTATCTGCGGCAGCAACAGCAATTCTCTCTTCTACTGGAACTATCACTGCTATTAATATCACAGATGCTGGTATAGGATATACTATAGCACCTACAATTACAATTTCATCTCCAGGATCACCAGACACTGGAGACTTTACTTATAATGAAATTGTGACCGGTTCTACAAGTGGTACAACCGCAAGAGTCCGAACATGGAATACAACTACTAATGTTCTTGAACTTGGTAATGTTACTGGAACTTTCACTATTGGAGAAACTATTGTCGGTACTTCTTCTTCTGCTACACATACGGTGTTTTCATTAGATAATGATCCTGCTGATGACGGATACTCAGAAAATGACACTATTGAACTTGAAGCAGACGGAATACTTGATTTTACCGAGAAAAATCCTTTTGGGATGCCTTAACTAAATATTATTATAGTGAACAAAAATTATGTTTGAGTTTTTTTACCACGAAATTCTAAGAAAGACTATCATATCATTTGGTACTCTTTTTAATAACATTAATATTCAGAAGAAGGATGCTTCTGATACAAATTTCAGTGTGATGAAAATTCCTCTAGCATATGGTCCTACGCAAAAGTTTTTGGCAAGACTTGAGCAATCAGGTGATTTAAACAAATCTACATCATTGTCTTTACCAAGAATGTCTTTTGAGTTTACTGGTCTTACTTATGATTCTTCTCGTAAAGTTACTACAACTCAAAAGATTGCTGTAAAAGACCCCAATACAGAAAAGAAGGTAAATAAGACTTTCACTCCGGTTCCTTACAATATGCAATTTGAACTTAGCATCATGTCTAAGTTAAATGACGATGCTCTTCAGATTGTAGAACAAATTTTACCATATTTTCAACCAGCATTTAATCTTAGTGTAGAACTTGTTGACACAATAAAAGAAAAAAGAGATGTTCCTATCATATTAGAAAATATTACAATGCAGGATGATTATGAGGGAGATTACTCTTCTAGAAGAGTTCTTCTTTATACATTAAGATTTACTGCGAAGACATATCTGTTTGGTCCTGTTACAAGAGTCGAACCAATCAAGCAAGCAACACTCTCTTACTATACTGATAATTCTGAAAAGAGAGATATTGCTTATAGAGTTACACCTAGAGCAGTCAAAGATTATGATAATTCTGTTGTAACTCTTCTTACTGAAGATATTAAAAGTGGAGATACTACTATTACAGTAGACAATAATAGTAGTATTACTGCAAATACTTACTTTGAGATTGACGGAGAATTAATATATATCAAAAAAATTGGTAGCAATAACCAACTTACAATTGATAGAGGAAGAGACAATACTACAGCAAAAGATCATGTTAGGGGAGCAGAACTCAAATCTATAACACAAGCAGATAATGATTTAATTGAGATTGGAGACGATTTTGGATTTGATGGTAATACATTTATGTAATTGAATATGACTAATAAATTTGATGGTTTAGATGAAGCATTTGATGTAGAGGGAGAGATACTTCCCAACGAAAAACCTGAAATCGAAAAAGTAAAACCTAAAACATCTTCGTATGAAGATGTTAGGAAAGACTATGAATACACCCGTGGTAATTTATATTCAATTATAGAAAAAGGGCAAGAAGCAATTAATGGTATTCTTGAACTGGCACAAGAAACAGAGCAACCAAGAGCATATGAAGTTGCTGGTCAGTTAATTAAGAGTGTTTCCGATGCTACGGATAAATTAATGGAACTTCAGAAGAAGTTAAAAGATGTGGAGGAAGATACTTCCCAAAAAGGTCCAACAAATGTTACTAATGCTTTGTTTGTAGGGTCTACTGCTGATTTGCAGAAGATGCTGAAAAAGGTAGATAAAAATATAAATAGTTAAAAAAGAAAGAGATGGCGGCAACACCTTCGGTAAATATAGTTATTCCACAAGGTTCTGAATTCACAGAAACTTTCTTGTCTACAGAAACTAATGGAGATACCACCAATCTTGCCGGATACATTGGTGAAGCAAAATTGAAAAAACATGCAGGGTCTGCAACATCTTTTACTTTTTCAGTTTCCATAACCGCAGCATCTGGAGAAGTTTCCATAGGAATGACTTCTGGAGCAACTGCATTACTAGAACCTGGAAGATATATGTATGACGTGGTATTAACATCATCATCAGGTGCTAAATCTAGATTAGTGGAGGGAATGTCACTTGTTACTGCAGGAATTACACTCTAATTAACACCATGCCTATTATAAGAAAAAAATCATCAAGCGCAAAGAGAGTACAATCAGTTAGACAAGTTTCAAACTTTGAAGAACTTAATGATGTTAATATTGAAAGCGTTGGTAATGCTCAAGATGGGCATGTTTTAGTTTATGATGCTAGCATAGACAAATTTGTCTTAGTGAATCCCGATGTAGTGCTTTCTACATCCATACAAGATAGCGATCTCCCCGATGATTTTATTTCTCAACTTGAAGGAGAACTCGATCTTGGAGAGATACAAATAGATGTATTAGATGGAGGAGGATTCTAATGCGTAGTTTTAGAGGAATAGATAACGTTAATTTTGGAACTTTAAACGCTGCTAAGAATAGACATGTAGTAAAATATGATGCATCCACCAATCAATATATATTAGTGAATCCGGATAGAATTTTATCAGCAGCTGCAGCAAGTGGTGATATATCTGATAATTTTGTTAGACAAGTTGAAGCAGAAGTGGATACTTCCAATATGAATTTGGGAAAACTAGATGGCGGTTCTTTTTAAACATAAATAAATAAAGCAAAAGCAAATTAGTAATTAAAAGAAATGACAGCTCCTGTAATTCAGTTTAAGAGAGGTCTTCTTACTAATCTCCCCGGACTGAGGGCAGGTGAACCTGGATTTACTACCGATAGTTATGACTTATATGTTGGTATTGACTCTACCACAAATAATAATCAATTTGTAGGATCGGGAAGATTTTGGTCGGTTGGTTCTGCTTCCGTAGGTAGCGGAGTCAAACTTGTAGAAGGCACTAATAATGGCACCAATGCCATTACAATCAAAGCACCTGATAGTCTTGCTTCTGATGTTTCCTTCACTTTTCCGGGAACTGATGGGTCAAACAATCAAGTCCTGGCAACAGATGGTTCTGGAACTCTCTCATTCATTGATGCAGTAGCAACACTAAACATTGCTGGTGATTCTGGAACAGATACTGTAGCATTGCTTTCAGAAGACCTTACATTTAGTGGTACTTCAAACGAAGTTAACACTGCAGTAACTAATAATACAGTAACTATTGGTCTTCCCGATGATGTAACAATCGGTCAAGACTTATCAATTACAAGAGATCTAGCAATTGGTAGAAATCTTGATGTAACTGGAAATGCTGTATTCAGTAGTACTGGTTCTATTCAGTTACCAAGAGGAACTACCGCACAGAGATTAAGTGGTGTTCTTGGACAAGTTAGATATAATACAACCTTATCTCAGTTTGAAGGATATGGCGCAGGTAATGCATGGGGATCACTTGGAGGTGTTAAAGACGTAGATGGAGATACATTTATTAGAGCAGAATCTGCTGCTGGACAAGATGAAGACTCACTTGAGTTTTTAACAGCAGGAAGTGCCAGAGTTTCAATTGACTCTAGTGGTAATGTTGGTGTTGGAACAACTGGTGGAGCAGAGGCAGATTCATCTAATACTGCGGTCTTAAATGTAGGTATCGTTACTGCAAACAATTACTATGGAACAGGTGGAAATCTTAAGCTAGGATCCGCAAGTGATGGAAGTTTAACAACATCTGGAGCACTTAATACGTTTACAACATCATCATCAATTGTTAATAGTATTGATGATCTCAACGAAGTAGCATTCAACATCATCAAGAACACTGCTGTTACCGATGTTGGATTTACTGCAAACACAACTTCTGGTGCT